TTAATTTATCTCTAATTTCCTTCATTTTTTTTTGGTTTTCTTCTTCTTTTAACTTATTTATATAAATTTTTTTTTCAATTTCAATCTGTTTGTACATTTTTTTATTGGTTTTTTCTGCCATTGGTCTTACAGTTTGTATTCCAAATCCCTCTTTTTTGCGAGAAACAAGTTTTGAAAACTCTCTTAGATTGGCCGATTCATCATAATTGTCTGAAAGTCTGGAAAATTTATCTACCATTTGCCAAGCAGTTTCTTCATCAAACATAGAAATAAATGTGCTAACAATTTTGAACCAATCTCCATATTCTCTTGCATAAGGTGTAAGTAATCCATTATCAATATAATTTTCTATTAAAAATATATCAATGGAAGAATTTGATTTTGTGGATGGAGTATAAATTATTTCTTCCATTTTGCAAAAAATTTCATTTTCTTGTAAAAAAACGGCATTTTTGAAGAATCCAGAGATAACAGATTCATTAAAACTACCCTTTTTAATACGTAATGGACGATTTTCTCCTGGTTTGGATGCATGTACGGATCTAAATTTGTGAACACTATACACAGATGTATCAAAAAAGTTTTGTCCATTGCTAGGAAAATAGTCTCGCCAGTCTCGGTTGCTTTCATTTTCTGGACTATTTAAACTTTTGTTGATCATTTTAAAAAAGATCGATTGCTGTGATTTTGTGGCCATGACATTTTGGACAATAATATGTAGAGATAATTTCCATTTTTCTTTTTTTGATTTATGACATATGTAAGAACGAGAATTGGATTCACATACAATATAATCCAAGTCAATTTTATTTCCAGTATTCAACTTTACAAGAATAGATATTTGATTTACGGCAATATCAATTATTTGGTCCATTCCTTCAAAAAGTGCGTCTACATCTTCCGTATCAAGACTTTTTTCGTAAATATCAATATCAGCAAACAATTTGACGGGACGATCTTCAGGAACAATTTCATATACATTTGTTGCTTCGCAAATTGTTTCAAACTTATCACTTGCAATTTTTCTGGTTTCTCCGGTTAAATCAATAGCATAACGTATTTCATCCATCTTGTATTATACAAAGATAAAGATTTAAATCATTTTCAAATATACACTATAATGTAAAGTACACATTGCACATCATATTAAAATATTAGATAAACGCTTGACCTCTTTCATGTATCTTTTTTTGCCCAATGTTTTGGAATTTTGATTTTTGTAGATTTCCTTCATCTTTTCGGGATTTGCTTTTCGCCATGCATACACGTGTTGTTTATTTTGTGAGTATGGGAGAGGCATTCTTATTACTATACAGTAGTCAAATTTCTAAATCTTTTTATATTAAGTAAATCTAATCCTATCAATTTTTAACATGATTGATTCGTCGATGATATTTTTATGGCACTTGTTTGGTATATAAAATTTCTGAAGATTCCAATTATTGTCTTTTCTTAATATTTTGAATTTATTTTTTTCTATAAAAAAAAAGAGTTCATCCGAATCAACTCCACTATCATGACGATAACCTGCACATTGTCCAATTGCACATTTATGTGATTTTTTCCATCTATACATCAGGACCGTTCCACATTGGCATTTTATAATTAACAAAAAAGGTATGCCCTGTTTAGGTAGATGCAATTTGCAAAGTTGAAGCGGAAAATGGTACAAATCTTTATAATCCATGTGATATTTTTTGATTTCAACAATTCCTAGATATTTGTTTTTATTTGTGATGATTCCATCAAAATTGCAATACCGATTTATACTTGTAGAAAGTATTTGACATGAAATACGTTCAGAATGGTAAAAGAAGATGGGGCAATCTGTATTCAATTTGGAAATTATCTCTTTTTCAAAATCCATTTATATAACATTTAGATAAAAATATTAAAAAAGATACGCAAACAATACAAAAGATGAACATCCAAACCATAATAGAGTTTTTAAATGCAATGGATAAAACAGATAACTGTTATTATGGTCTCTATCTCTTATTAATGGAAGAAATCTTTTAATCGAGACTTTTACCAGTATCTGGTATTCGTCACGAATAGAAAATCAAACTTTTTCAGAATTTTCGGGACTTTTTGATTCTTCTTTTGCTTCCAACTCGGTATTCCGAATAATTTTTATACAACAAAAATCAATACTGGAGCATTTTGATTTATAGCAGTATTTCAACAATGTCAGCATAAATCCGCCCAATGTCGTCAATAATAATGCATAAAACGTTTCACTCAGGTCTACCATTCGTATAGATAAATATTTTTTTACAATGTTTTTTCATAATCAATGTGAAGTTTTGTTTTGAAATGTCTTGTTTTGCGTTGAAATGTATATTTACCACCACATTCACAATCAAATTTTGCTTTCAATTTGTCAGCATTTTCAAGACGATATTTTTTATTTTTTTCATTTATTTTGTCAGCATTTTCTTGATAATATATTTTCCTATTTTCTCTAATTTTGTCAGCATTTTCAAGACAATATATTTTACATTTTTCATTCATTTTGTCAGCATTTTCAAGATAATATTTTTTACATGTTTCTTTTATTTTGTCTAGGTTTTCAAGACGCCATTTTTTTATTTCTTCTTTCAAATCTTCTTTTGACAAGTATGCTCTATGTTTGTTTACACATTCCCCCGAATCAATCCAGACCTGTTCTTGTTTCAGTAATTCTAATTTATTTTCACATGGATACTTTTCCAATAATCTAATTTCATATCTACCTTTTTCAATCAGGACAAAAGAGGATACATAATTACTTTTACCATTACAATATCTTTTGAAATTATTGATATGACAACTTAACCTTTCTTCCAGCGTCCTAATTGTAGACCCGATATATCGATCACCATTTTCATTTACAATCTCATAAATTTTCCCCTCCAAATACGGATTGATTTCCATCAAACTTTTATATATATTCACACCATAAATTTAAATCAATTTTAAAATAAATAAATAAATAATCTAAACCCAATACAATGTCATATCGTTCAGCCATTGATAATAGGAATGTTATTCAAACTTTTTCTTCCAATACACATACGATAGGAACAACTAATAGTTCGCCAGCATCCGTTGGGTATGTTGATTCCCAAACCACTCAAATTAATGCCAATATTGCCGCCATTGAAGGATCCATTGCTATTTTAAACGGACAGATAGCATCAATACAATCTCAAATTTCAACTCTTTCAGAAGAAATTGTAAGACCTATTGGCGGTATAATTATTTCACCATCATCAGTCCCACCCCCCTACACAATTTTATGCAATGGAGCAACCCTTCTTATTGCCGATTATCCTGAACTTTTTGCCATCATTGGATATGCGTATGGGGGGTCGGTTGGGTTGGATTTCAATATTCCCAATTTTATCAATTATTTCCCACTTGGTGGCAATGGCAATTTAAACGGTGTTGCCTCTTCTAATTTGATTTCTGGAAATGGTACAATCGGAGCTAATAACACGCAATACATTTCGGCGTCAGTTTATGGACTCATCCCCGGGTCATTACAGTATCCAATTCAACAAGTAGTTCCGCCGCATAGTCATACCATAGGTGATAACGGGCATCTTCATCTCATGGCAGATGTAGGCAGCATTAGTTTTGGCATTGAAACGACCGAATTTTTAACAGCAAGTCAAATCAATCCGATTCAGTCCGATCTTGCCTATACCGGAATCCAAATTCAAAATACAGGTTCGGGCATCCAATTTACAGATCCTATATCGGGTCTGACTGGAGTAAATATCACACCTCCTTTTATAGCCATGAATTTTTACATCATTACAAATTAATCAAAAATAAAATATTTTTATATGATAATGGCATTTATATCAGGCAAAGATCAAACAAATATCAATCAAACATTTTACTACCCAACTGTCATCATGAATTCAAGCATTCCCGAGTCACTCGTCTCCTATGAATATGTGAATCAACAAGTCGCAAATCTTCCAAATTTGGATATCTATGTAGAAGAAATCAATACATTAGCAAGTCAATTTCAAACCTTATCCAATCAACTATCCATTTTACAAGCAAAAAATACGAGGAATATTGGAGAAATCATTGGTCTTCCACAGGCAACTCCACCAGATCATTATTTGCCTTGTGACGGACAATCTTATGCAATTACATCATATGCCAGTCTCTATGCAGTCATTGGTGATGCATACGGGCCATCTACTGGCGTGTTATTTTTTGTTCCAGACATAAAGTCAAAATTTTTGTTAGGAGGAAGCATTGATATTAATGGGATAAGTTATTCCAACTTACAAAGCGGAAATGGGGAACTTGGATCTATCTCGAATAACGTCTCTCAATATCAAGTAACAGATATGATTTATGATGTTGTTCCACCTCACTTGCACGATATAAATGACCCCGGTCATGCACATGGTGTCGGGGAAGAAAAAGGAGCTGGGTTCGCCCCGGGGAATAATGTATTAAAAGTCAGCACATCAGGAACGGCAAATTTTCCCACATTCACAAAAAAGGTCGGAATTATTGTAAATACAAATGGACCGGCCATACAACAAACAGACACCATAAGCAATCTTCGAGGCGTAAATTATACACCCAATTATACCTGTCTCAACTTTTTTATTTGTTATGATTAAAATAACTAAAAATAAAATATAATGGAAGAATAATGAGTGTCAGAACAATTGAAAACGGGACGCTTCAATTATCAGAATTACGTTCGCCAACTGGTCAACAATCTTTAACTATAAATGATCAAGGAGTAGTGATCGTTGAAAATCCAAATCCATCAATCCCCAATTCCATTGCTTCTACAACATATGTAAATACACAAATAGCCAATGCTACAAATATAGGCATGGACCCAACCAATTCTTATGAGTGGACGTCCCCCCTCGGACAATCCTTTACCCAACCCATTCAAATAGGAAACAATTTGCCCTATCCAATTACAATTCCACAAGCATCTCAAACTTGTAATTCAAACCAATTTGGAACGTTGATAACAAGCAGTCAATATGCAAAAGGAGAAATTGATCTATACAATTATGCCGGAAATCAAGTAGGTGGTTTGAGTTTGACAACCATTTCAGATACACAACCGACACAACAAATAATGACAGTTTTGAATACTCGTGCAAATGAGACGATTATGAACCTAAAGGGCGTTTCATGTGATTATCAGATAAATGGTACATCCATAATCGTGGACAACCCAGTATCAGAAACACAAGACAATCATTTTACTCAAACCAACACATTTGTGGGCGAAACAGTTTTGAATGGACAGACAAATTTGAATGGAACAACCACAGTTTCCGGTGCAACCACGTTTCAACAAAATACACTAACTTTATCAAACACTGCCTATCCAACTTTTACGGGAAATATAACTTTGAGTAATACTGGATCTATAACGGCCTCAACAAATCAATCAACCCAAGGTTTAACCATAAAAAGTGCAGGCAACGCAACCTCTTTTTATGCCGATTCTTCGTCTCGTCTTAATCTGGGATTCAATGGTCTTTATACTAGTGGAAATATATTTTCAAATAATTTCACTTCTACGGGGAATATGAATGCAAATACGATGAATATAACAGGACTTGCCTTAGCACCAACTGCGCCAATTGGAACAAACACTCAACAACTCGCCACTTGTGAATACGTCCAGCAAAATCAACAGTCGCTCGTAAATACTGCCCTGTTAGATGCCGACAATATTTTTACAGGTTCCAATACATTTCAAAGTTCAATCAATGACCCGATTCCAATCACGTTATCATATCCATCACAATCTGGTTCAGCATCATTGAGCTATAATCAATCAGATCGGTTAAAATTAACATCTTTGGCATTGACTTTGTCTACAGGATCAGTCTCGTGTAAATTGACAGTCCCGTCAAATGATATTTTACAAGTAGCAAATTCCAATGTGATTACCCAAACGAGTTTAAATACAACTTTGTCATCTTACCCTACAACGAGTTATGTTGCTTCCAATTATGTTTCACAAACAACTCCGAGTTTTTCCAGTTTAGTTAATTTTGCGTCTGGATTTACATCGACATCTGGTTCCATTTCGGGGTCGGCAATTACAACTCAAAATTCACTTTCGGCAACTCTTCAAGGATATGCTCCAAACACGAATCCAAACATTACAGGAACATTGACGGCAGATACAATCAGATCCAATGGCGCCATTTCAGCATTATCTGGTAAAATTAATAATTCTCCAATTGTAACAAGTGCCAATTTAACAGGTGCCCTTACAAATTATGCCCAATTATCAGGGGCAACTTTTACTGGAAATTTGGCAGGAAATGTCGCAAATTTTGTTTCTGGGGCATTTTCAAGTGGATTATCATTGGCAGGAAATACGGTTGCCACATTACAATCCGTTTCAAATACTTTGACCGATTATGCGAGATTGGTGGGGGCAACTTTCACTGGATCTGTGTATGCTCCATATATCAACATTAGTGGTCAATCCGTATTTCAAGGTAATATCACTCTTCAAGGACTTTTAAATGTTTGTCCTACAACTCCAGTATCAAAAATTTCAACTCCCAATGGATTTGTCAATAATGAGATGCTCGTGGATTATGTTGCTTCAAACTCGATAACTTCTGCCTACTTTACAGGTCAAATTATTTCATCCATTGCGGCAAATTCGCCAACGATTAATGACGGATTTATATATTGCAATGGACAACTTGTTTTAATTAATGATTTTCCAAAATTATTCGCAGCAATTGGAACAACCTGGGGAGGTGATGGGATAAATACGTTCGGAGTTCCTGACATGGCAACGGAAGGTAGAGGATTGATTTGCGGGAATTTGACAATAAATAATGTGCCTAATTTCATTGTGAATCAAGGGTCTGCCTCTTATTCTGGTACCTATGGCGGCGAGAACGCTACGACATCAGTCCCAAATCATATCCATTCCATTACAGATCCGGGTCACAGTCATGGTATACGAGGTGATTATCAATCATCTATTAATACAAACGGCAATCCTCAGGTAGTAAAAAATTCAAATAGTCCAGGAACTGGGTTAAATATTGCCGTTCAATCTGCTTTTACAGGCATTAATGGGACAAATGACAATAACAACAATGTGGATTACCTCGGTCTTAGGTCTCCATACATAGTAAGTTACATGTACGTATATGCATTATAATCAATAAAAAATTAAAGAAAATTTTGTTCCGACAAGATCATCTGTATTGTAATGTATCATATTTCTTCCATCAAAAATAATAGGAGTATATTTTGCATCATAATTTCTTCCGTTAATATTTAAAAAACATCCTTCATACTCTCCAAAACTTATTAAAGTGGATTTTCCGACATTTTTAGAATCTGTGTGTGGAGGACAAATACAATTTTTAACAACATGAATGCTTTGAAATTCAAATGGACAAACGATATTTCCAATTCTTAATAATTCTTGATATATTTCAGGAAATTTAATAGAGGCAACAGATAATTGAAACGCATTCCCTCTGCATCTAGGTCGAATCATTCCAAAACAATTGTAAAAATGACGTTTAAATCCAGGTCGTGAACCTGTTCCCGGTTTTTCTCCCGTTGTTAAAACCAATGGATTTTTTACAAAAACAGTAAACATTTTATATAAATCAGTAAACATGGAAGAAGAAACAGATGGCAAGATCATAATATCTGGAACAATGGATTTTTTTACAGATAGATTTACGATTTCTTCTTTTTTCATCTTTTTCATCCTTATTTTAAAAAGATGTGGAAACTGGTAATATAATTTTACCAATCCAGCATAAATCTTATCACGGTTTCTCCCTTCTTCCATCATTCCTCCTACATTTGAATAATATTTTGTTTTAAAAATCAAATTATTGTTACGAGAAACAGTGCCATATTTTTCATAATATTTTACAGAACGTTCAAAATCCTCGCCGATGGAATTTGTTAAACGGATAGATTTATCATTTTTCAAAACAAAAATCGTACCTACAATGTAATATAAACCATTTTTGAATCCTTCAGTTTTATTCCAAAATTTATTAAAAACTGGCGGGAACCCAATAAGGGACGTCTCCCCAGTATTCAAATAATTTAAAGATTCTTCTAAAATAGATTGTAAAGGTCTTTCTGATTTTATATAAACTTCTTCAATATCGTCGTCCATATGAATAAGAAATTCGTCATCTTCAAAATAGTCGGCAATAAAATTACGTTGATTTGCTAAACCTTTAACACCAATTATGATATTAATTTTTTCATTGGCAATAGAGTTTTTATACAATTCGTATTCTTCTTCTACGACAAAAACAAAAATATCAGCATTAACATCTTGTAGTATTTTTAAGGTTTTCTTAACAATCTGATTAGATCGGGCATAAGAGGGAATAACAATCTTCATAGTAATGGTTTAGATAATGTATTTGTGTATTTTTCAAAAATAGTAAAAAATAAAATATTTTTACATTTTATAATGTCTGTTCGTAACATTGTTAATTCAACTATTGGGTTAGAACAAATCAATGATTTTAATAACAATCCAGCAATTACTATTTCACTAGAAGGTATTGTTGAACTCGTATCTCCTGCCCAGCAAACGGCAACAAGTGCTTATGCTGCCATAAGTCAATATCAATTAAATCAAGCAATTTCAAATGCGTCCGTTGCACTTAATGCAAATGGTTCTTATATCTGGCAGGGAAATTATAATATTTTTGGCAACAATCAAACAATTGGAATTGGTTCTTCAACCTTACCAACGTCCCCTCCCGTAGGAACAGTCACGTCGACATCAACAGGTTTAATCATTGACAATTCGGCAACATCTGTGAATGAAACAGATTTCTACAATTTTTCTAATTTAGGTGTAGGTGGATTCAATTTTTACAATCTTTCCAATTCTTCCCCGCTCAAACTTTTCACCACATTAAGACCAAATGGAGGTGCTCCAATTATGAATTTAGTAGGAAATGGTGGTCAATACCAAGTCAACGGGGTAAACATCTTGAATAATCTTGTAACTACATCTCAATTAACAGGTCTTGCTCCCATAAACTCACCTGCATTTACAGGAGTTCCAATCTCAATCACTCCGCCTTTTGGAAATAATACGAGTCAAATTGCTACGTGTAATTTTGTTCAAAGTGCTGTTCAAAATGTCATGGGCGCTTTTAATCCAGATGAAAGCTATGTCTGGGGATCAGGATATCAAACATTTGGTAATAATCAATTGGTCAATATTGGTTCGTCAACTATGCCAGTAACAAATCCAAATCTTTTAGCAAATTCCGCAACACGAGGTATTCAAATAAATAACAATTTGGATACAAACTCAGAAACAGATTTATTAAATTTTTCAAATGCTGGGACAGGTGGTTTTGCGTTTAAAAACATTACTGCCAGTACACCCCTCAAAAACTTGGCAACTATCACGCCAATCACAAATGGAGCAATTTTAAATTTAGTAGGAACAGCGTCACAATTTGAAATAAATGGAACAACCATTCTTCAGAGACAAGTAACACCCACTCTTTCATCTGTCCCTTTTTTTGCGCCACAATCATTTACACAAGCATCAGTGGGAGGAAATATCAATTCAACTCTTAATAGTGATTTTACATTATCACGGGCATCTATCAACGGGGTCACGACCATCTCCATTTCAGGAAATATTTTACACGCTTATATGACTTTGTCAAACATCAATTATACTCCAACAGGCGGGTCGAGTCAAGATACGACGACTTGTATTTTTTGCCCAATTGCAAATCCACAACCATCTCAACCAGTTTCAATTCCAATAACATTGACTTCTACAACAGGAGGTAGCATCATTCCAGCAACAATCACAATCGATTCAGGAAGTATAGTATTTTCTTGCCAAACTTCAATTAATTTTGATCATACATTAACATATAATCTTCCAAATTTCCAAATAACGTATATTTAAAATAATTAAAAATTTTATCTTTTGGAAGAATATGAGTTGGAGAAGTGGCACGTCGCAGCAAAATATTGTTAGTACACCTCCATATTACAGTATCAATCAAACAAATATCTTGACATCAGCGACTACATATTCAGTGCCAATTACGCTTGGAGCAGGTTTATGGAGTGTCACAGTCAATAATATTTTGGCAATAGGGTCGGGGACCGGGACAATAAGGTTGACGTCTTATTCGTTTGGTATATCAGGAATTTCAGATCCGCTTATGCCGACCCAGGTCTCTGAAAATTTAGTCGGATCTCTAACTCCTACATTCGTTGCCAATCAGCAAGTGCAAAATAATAACCAATTTACCTTTTTGCTTACTCAAGAGACGACCGTTCAATTATTTCAAAAGTGTATTTTCACCGTTACAGGAACTCAAAGTATCTCGGCAACCCAGGATAGTATCTTCTTCCGTATCAATTAAACAACTTAAAGATAACATACAATAACATATAAAAACAGATGCCAGACTATTCAAAAGGAAAGATTTATAAGATAGTCCCCAAAAGAGATGTCACAACGGAAGAAAACTGGAAACCCTATTTTGGGTCAACCGTCCAAACATTGAGTAAAAGGATGGTAAGTCATCGAGCAAATTATAAGAAATATCAAAATGGCAAAAAGTGGGTTATGGGAAGTTTTGAACTTTTTGACAAATTTGGAATTGAAAATTGTGAAATTATTTGGTTGGAAGATTTCCCATGTGGTTCAAAACCAGAATTAGAATCACGAGAACGTAAATGGTTTGATGATAACGAGAATTGTAATAAAAATAAACCAAGACGAACGGAAGAAGAATTGAAAAATTGTTGGAAATATCAACGTCAACTCGAATTACATCCAAATCACAATAAAGACTATTATCAAGCAAAACTCGCAAAAAATCCAAATCTTAATAAAGACCAATATCAAAAAGAGCGGGATTATCGTCTTGAAAAAATTCAATGCGAACATTGTGATAAGTTAATTTGTCGTGCATCTATGAAACTCCACATATCACGAAAACACGAAAAATAAAGTAAAATAAAATATTTCATCACTTTATATGTCATATAGATCTGGTATTTCGCAGAACGATCTTGTATCAACACCAACAAAATTAACATATAATCAGACGGTCCAAGTCCAAGACGGTATAATACACTCATTGCCCATTAATATTTCAGCAGGGACTTGGGTTGCGTTTATTTCAAATAATTTTCAGTTAAATTCAGGAGAAGATTGTACTGTTTTTTTACAATATTATGGACTAACAAATACAAACTCCATACCCGCACCCGTTACTTACAATAATTTCGGGGCAGGATTAATATTGCCTAGTGGAGATAAAATGATAAATACGTCATCTTATTTATTTACATTATTAAGTCCAACCACGATTAACTTATTTCAGCAGTATAATTACGATGGAAATGCTCCAACTGTAGTTCAAACGGTCACTTTTGCGAGATTAACCTAAAAATAAAGTAAATAATAATCTTTTCATATTGTATAATGTCATTCAGATCAGGCTGCGGTCAATCAAATATTTCACAAACTGCTCCAACAACCACGTATCAACAAGCAATGCAATTAGATTCTGTCGTACTTTATCAATTGCCAATTTCACTCCTGCCTGGAACATATGTTGCCTATATTTTAAATACTTTCACAACCGATGACGCCGGAGGAGATTGTACAATATATAGACAAGAATACGGAGTATCTGACACAAATTGGGCGCCTAATGCTTCAACGTCAACCAATTATGGTGCAGGATTAGTCGTAACTGCAGGCGATGGGATGATCAATTCGTCTTCTTATGTATTTGAACTTCAAGTGACAACTCAGGTAAATTTATATCAACAGTATATATTTTTAGGAGGTATCCCTTCGTGTAATCAAATTGTGAGTTTCACAAAAGTTGCCTAAAACCCCTTAAAAATCATGTTTTTATACAAAAAAGATGATTTAGGTAAAAGCAACAATCAGTTCATCGTAGGAAGAATAACCAAACCTTTTTTTCGACCGTCTCATAATCTTTTGAAAATCAGATAATCCATATCCTTTTTTAAATAAATATATATAGGATGCTGACCATCTTCCGCAAGTGTTTGACTCCTTTCCTTGAAAATCAACATGATTGTAACCCGCATTGCATCCAGTCAATAATTTTTTCAAATAATCAGTCTGAACGACATTTGGAGAAATATACAAAAAGTCGTTCGACTCAGATTTTCCATAACTATCAAAAAAAGTATAAATATCATCAGATCGGGACAATGCTGTCCAATGACCTTTGAATTCTGATTCTGTTGGTAAAAAAATAATACAACAATCTCTTGCCTTTGGCAAAATTTCTTCAATGGAAGAACAATTAGACAAATCTTGAAATTTCACGATTCTAACTGATCCGCAAATTGCCTTAATGTCTGATTCTGAAAGCATTTTGTCCATTCTTCTTCCGCAATATTTAAAAATATTTATTTTTCAAGTATCAAAACTACATTCAATAGCAATTTCATTCACAATTTTAAAAGGTTTACCACATCCATAAATTATATCATTTTTAACAAAATTCAACCATTCTTCCAAAGAACAATGTGGAGGTATTTGATTCCCGTTTTTAAATATTCCATGACGAAATATACAACAGTTTAATTCTAAAATTTCAACATATCTATGACAATGTGGGCAAACAATAATCATAATATGATATCGCAAAATAATATATAATATTTTTGATCAAGGTTCTTCTTCCGTTGAATTGAAATAATAAAAAATATTTGGAAGAAGAGATTGAAACAAGTTGAAAAAAGGTTTACTAATAG